AGTTTGTCCACATTGTGTGTTTTCCATCTACCATAGACGTTTCTACTGTGTATCCAATCATAGTTGGGTGGTCCAACCAAACTAACACTGTAATTTGGCATCAATGCGATATCAACATAATTGTCGCCTTGATATAAGAAGCCGGTTGCTTGATAAATGGTTCCGGCATGTCCAACTTCGCTGTCAGCATAACTCAAGATACACTTGATTTGAGGAAACTCCACATTCAACAGTCTGAAACTTTCTGCTATACAGTAACTTTCTATGTTACTACCGTGACCGTCTTCAATCCACAATCTGGTCAATTCAAACACGTTATCGTTGGTTAGTAACGGAGTTATACTAGTGCTCGAATTGCGTCCTACAGCATTACCATATACAAGAACACCAATCAATCTACTATCGAATCCTCCAAAGAATGTGCTTTCAACATAATCTTTGGTATACACACCATATGCTACAGAACAACTGGTCCACTTGTGTGTATAGTGGTTCTTTTCGATCAAATTACGTGCGACCGATTTGTTGATCGATTTCAGATATATCAGCGATGTGTCACAATATTTTGACATGTTAATATCATAAATGAGTGTGGTGAAATACACAAGTTTTTATACACCGATTCAATATTTATAGGTATGAGAAAACTATTTACACTATTTTTGGCTTCTTTTTTATTGGTCGGAGGATGCAAAACATCCAATGTAGAAAAGGTTCAAAAAACAAAAGATGGTCTTGCTGAGACCCGAGTTGAATTGGCAAAGAATGAGGGTGAGAAACTACAACAAGTAGCTACTTTGGCATCTGGAACTGATTACTCGTTAAAGGCGGTCACCAACCCTCCAGTTCAAGTCAAGACTGCTATAGACTTTAACAATAGGGTATTGAACATTACTGGTAATCCTAATATTGATGAATTGAACAAAATCAAGGAACTTACAGATCTTTTAAATAGTGAAGTTCAGAAAGAAAAAGACAAGGGTGCTAAACTTCTAAAACAAAGAGACGATGAGATTCTAGCACTTCAAGTAAAACAGAAAGAGATCGAAGACGTTTATGAAGAACAAATAAAAGGTCTCGAAACACAAGCATCACAAGTTGCAAAGAAAGCGGATGCATTACAAGTGACCGTTGACGAAGTAAATAGTTGGATGGGACTTGGTGGTGTAATGTATGGTTTGAAACGATTTGTTACTATAGGTGTAACTGGCATATTGATATTCTTGATATGTTTTATGGTATTGAGGTTCTTGGCAGCAACAAACCCAATTGCCGGAGCTATATTTGGTATATTTGAACACATTGTTGCTTCGATCATCAATCTTCTCAAAGGTGTTGCTCCAAAAGCTTTACAATTCAGTAATCATATTGAGTTACCTACGTTTAACAAACATAAAAACACATTGGATACTGTGGTTGATACTCTTGAAAGTCTAAAAACCATTCAGAAACGTTCAAGCACCAAGATGTCATTGGATGACGTATTTGTTGAACTAGATAAGAACTTGGATGCCGAGGAAAAGATATTGATTAACGAATTAAAAACGATAAACAAATACGGATAATATTTATATCATATGATCAAGCTTAACGACCTGATAGAGAGCGACTCGCTTTGCTCAATGAACTTGTTGGAAGAAGTAGAGACAACTTCCAATTTACGATATCATTTGTCAAAGAACATACCTTTGTGTGAGAACATTTTTCGAACCTACAGTGAATCTTACTTTGAATTAATTGATGAAGTTCGTAAATTGTATTATGACAACCTAATAGAGTTGTGTGATGCAGATGCTGAATTGGTCGAAAGTGATCTTGGTAAGAAGGAAGTATTTGAGGGTCGAGAGGTTTATTTGGATGCTCCTATTGAAGTCGAAGAAGATTTGATCATGGAGTTGAAACACAGAGGTCGCACTGTTCATCTCAATAGACCATTCAGAACTCCAGGCGGCCCTAAGAAATACGCCGTGTATGTCAAATCAAAAAACGGCAATGTGAAGAAGGTAACTTTTGGTGATCCAAATATGAGAAGTAGAGCTGGTAACAAGGCTCGTCGTAAAAGTTTTGCCGCACGTCACAGATGTAGTCAAAAGAAAGATAGAACTACAGCTGGTTACTGGAGTTGCCGTAGTCATCGTATTCGTAGTTTAGGAAACAAGGGTAAAGGAAAATACTGGTAAAATTTATGGTTAAACTAATTGATATTTTGGTGGAAAATCCTGACACTGTTAGTTACAAGAGAAAGTTGTATAACTACACTTCTCCGGCCAACAGATGTGCTTTTTTTGTTTATAAAGACGACAAGAGTGGTAAAAAGTCAATATTTGGATATAGCGACAACAAGAAAGAATTTTACTCAGATGATAGTGATGTATTAAAAGAAATCAAAGAATTAGAAGACGCTCCGGAAATAAAGTATGATTCTAATAAGAGAGAACAATTGGATTATTGGGCCCAAAAAGGTATCAAACGATTAAAGGCTAGTAATAATGGTGGTGGTCATTTGGATTTGGAAAATATTCTAAAGGGGTTGGGTAGAATGGGCGCATATTCAGATCCTATCATGAAAGGTAGAATCTTTGAGGTAGACAATACAGATGGTAAACCGCCAGAAAATTTGGATCTTCAAATTGAAAGCACAATCCCGAGTGGTAAAGCTATCATTGTAACATTCTGGGATTATAATAAAGATAAGGTAATTCCATACAAAGATCAATATGAAAAAGTCATAGAGTTTAATGGATATAATCCAACTGAGTGTTTGTATGAAATTGGTAGCAAAATAAGGTCATACAATGAACTGTATGACAAAGAAGAACCTAGGAAAGAAACTCCTCCACCTAAACCATCTGTTACGGATAAAGCAGATGTTGAATTCAAAGTAGGTGACAAAATAAAAATCCTAGGACTTGGTATAAGAGCTGATGTTACGGCTATTAAAGGTAATAATGTAACAATAAAGGTAACTGATAGTGATTTGTCCAATACACCGGTTGGTAGTGAATTTGATTATCCTTCTTGGGGTCTTACGAAAATACAACAACAACCTAGTTTGGAAAAAGTAATTGATGATAAGACACAAGAGTTTATTGAAAAGAGAGGAAAACTTCATACAACAGGAGCGAAACTTACGCCTGCTGAAAAGGATAATTTAGAAAAAGAAGTAAATGGGTTAGAAGTAGAAATTAAAATATTGAATGATCTTTTGGTATCGGGTGAGAAGTATTATAATGATAACATTAAGAATACTGTTGCTACTGTAGTTGCTCGTAAATTGGCATCTTTAGAAAAAGAGAAACAAGATAGATACAATCTGATTGCTCAAGCTGAAAAACAATATGGTATGCCAATTGCGCAACTAAGACAAAAGTATAGAGGTGTGCCTTTGGACCAATTGGTAAAGAAGGAACATTTGATTCGTGAAATTATTAGAAAATATGTTACTCGTAGAAAATAGACACGTTGAAAAAGGTTGTTTAATGGCACATGTAAGTCCTACTTATGGACCACATGTAATTAGACTTGGTAGAACCGCAATACCACCGCAAATACTATATACTGATCCTAATGATCCTACATATGGTTATGATGAAGAACCTCATGTGACTCTCAAGTATGGATTTGAACCAGATATTGGTAGAACAGATGTGGCTAGAATCCTTCAAGGTGTAAAGCCATTTAATGTGGTATTGAAAGCACTCAATTTGTTTGAGAATGATAAATTTGATGTGGTCAAGTTTGAAGTTGAAAAAAGTCCTATATTGACCGAATTGAGACGTAGATGTGATGGTTATCCAAATACTGACGGTTACCCAGACTACAAACCCCACATGACATTAGCTTATGTGAAGAAGGGTAGCTTTCCACACATCAAAGACAATCTAAATATATCTTTACCAATTACCAGATTCAAGTATAGTGGGCCAAAAGGCAAATACTTTATAAACCTATGATTAAACTAAAAGACATTCTCAGTGAAGTTGCTAATGCAGATATCAATCAAATTGCATCCACATTGGCATTCAAGCCAGTGACCAAACAAAAGTTGGTTTATAAATACATTGACGGAGGTAAGCCTGGTTCTATGCCTCCAATGACATATACCAAGTCAACAATTCAACAACCAGTAGTTACTACAACCAGTGATGGTAAAGAAACACAAAACACTGCTGATGTTGGTGATATTATTTTCAGTGGTGCTACTGGTGAGAATTATGTTATCAAGGCAGCTAAATTGCCTAAGTTATATACTGGTAATGTTGGTGGTGATATTTACCCAGAACAATCTCCAAGACAAGTTGCTTTGTATACAGGTGAACCAGTAACATTTAAAGCTCCATGGGGAGAAGACATGATTATTAAGCCAGGCGATTATTTGGTAAAAGACCCAGCTAATACTGGTTATTATCGTATTGCTAAAGTTGAGTTTGAAAAGACATATAACAAATTGTAAATTAAACCGCAGTATTAACTGTGGGCATAGCAATTTTCTAATATTTATAATAAACTATGCCAACTAATATCATCATAACGCCTGGAGATGGAGAAATTAGTTTTCAAGATGGATCTAATCCTGTAAGAAAATTAATAATTTCTGGAAGTAATCTTTCATATGAATCAACAATAAGCGCGAGTAATTTTTATACGCATAATAATAGTGGAACATTCTATGGAAGCGCTTCATATGCTGCGACAGCAAGTTATGCTGTTAGTTATTATAGTGGTAGTGCTGTCAGTGCAAGTTATGCTTTGACTGCTTCATACGCATCTAATGCTGGTTCTTTTTTGACAACTGGTTCAACATATCCAATAACTGCAAGTAGGAGTATCAGCAGCAGTTATGTTGTTAATGCGGATAATTCTACAAGTTCCAGTTTTGCATCTACTGCAAGTTATGTTGCGAATAGTATTAGTAGTTCATATTCGTTGACGGCTTCATATGCATTAAATGCAAGTGAAGGAGGAACAACATTAATAACTGGTAGCACGTATCCAATAACTGCAAGTTGGAGTAACAATGCGATAACAGCCTCGTATGCAACTGCTCCAGTTTACAATAATATTATTACTGCGTCGTTACAAACAGGCAGTATTGTGAATCAGACAATATTATATTCGGTTGGACCGGACCAAGAAAATATCATAACGGGTCTTAATCTGGAAGGTGATGCGTGGGGTGTTTCTGTTTTAGAAAGATGGATTTACGCAACTGGCGATCCATATTATACAAGTTGTAGTTTATTACTACATTTTAATGGGGCTAATAATTCCACCACTTTTGCAGATAGTGGGCCGAATAATGTGAGTGTGACTAGGAGTGGTAATACAAAAATTACATCATCAATTTATAAATTTGGTAGTGGAAGCGGATATTTCGATGGCACCGGTGATTATCTATCATTTTCAAGCGTGCCTACTGTTTTTGCGGGATCAAATTTTACAATTGAATTTTGGGCAAATTTTTCAGACGTAGGTGTATATAGACCCATTTTATCCAGAAGAGCGGATTGTAATGCTTATACAACTTTAACACTTGATATAGGTAGACAAGCAGATAATAAAATAAATGCCACTTTTGTTGTGGGATCAACACTAACAAGTGTTACATCCACAACTACAATCTCTCAAAACACATGGTATAATGTTGTGGTAACCAGAGACAATAATACAGTTTATTTGTTCATAAACGGTGTTCTGGAGTCGAGTGCCGGCATAACTGGAATTATAAATAACCAAGGAGGCACGACTTACATAGGTTCCCGTCCAACGTGTAGTCCAACCACAGCAATGTTCGGATATTTGGATGAGTTTAGAATTACTAAAGGTGTTGCTAGATACACAAGTAGTTTTACCCCACAATCAATCGAATTTCCAAATAGTATATATACACAATATGATACAACTTATGTAGCTCTGGTTGGAGGATTGAATGATACTGGGTCAGATTATGGTGTTCAAAAGTTGGATAATACATCATTAAAAATAAGAAAGATGGCTGCCACAGGACAACCTGTGTCAGGCTCTCAATTTCTGGGACAGATTGTTGATAGAGTATATGTTAATGTGTTGGATTATACAAATGTAATGGTATCATCTAGTTATTCAGAAATTATTCAATACATACAAAGCTCGAGTCACGCTGATGTTGCTACTTTCGCAACAAGTTCTATTAGTTCAAGTTTTGCGTCAGCTTCCGTTAGCAGTTCTTATGCTTTGGCCGCTTCATCTGCTTTAACCGCTTCATATGCTTTAACCGCTTCATATGCTTTAAATGGTGGTGGCGGCGGCGGATCAACGACTGCAATTTATAGATATGGAACAACAAGTGTTGTAAATCCTGGTGGTTATGCAGCTACAATAATTAAATATAATATCGCAGTAACGGATTCTACCAGTTGGTATAATAATACAACGGGTAGATTTACTCCAACTGTAGCCGGATGGTATCAAGTATCTGCTGGAGCAAGAGTTTATAGCGGTGGAGGAGAAGGTTATTTAACTTTACGCAAAAATGGAGCTGATTTAACGTCTGACGGTGGGACCGGTGTTGTTAATACGAATTTGTCGTTATTAATTTATTTTAATGGTAGCACTGATTATGTTCAAGTTTATAGTATTACTGGTAATTCAGTTACAAATGCGCAAAGTTCTACCACAACACCGTTTACAATGGCCTATATAACATCATGATTGATTAAATCATCAGTGAGTCGAGTGTGTGGATCTAATTATAGTCTATGATCAAGTTAATGGATTTATTGAAAGAGGGCGGCAAACTATTTGGTAGTAGAGCCAGTAGAATTACTACATCTGAAATGAACAGTGTTTTTGACGAACTCAAGAATCAACTGGGTAATAGTTTTAGCAAGTTTGAATTGAGTAAATCACTACCATCCAAACAAGATCATGGTGATATTGATATTGTGTTGACAGGATCGTCTGGTGATATCAAGAACACGTTGTTATCTAATTTGGGTAATAAGGTAAAGGATTATAGTCGTAACGGAAATATCTATAGTGTTCTTTACAAGTCTGATTTGGGTAAGGATGTTCATGTAGACTTTCTGTATGCGGATACAGACGATGACTTTGACGCACAAAAGACTTATTTAGCACTAGGAGACTTTAGTGGTATATTGGGTGTAATGGCTAGACAAAATGGTTACAAGTATGCTACTACAGGTTTTCAAAAGATTTATGTAGATAAAAGTGGTAGACATCACGATATACTAATTACTAAGAATCTAAAAGACGGTTTGAAAATACTTGGTTATGGTGATGTATTGGGTGATTACGATAGTATACAAAACAATGATGATGTTGTTAAGTTTATTAGTGGTAGTCCTATGTTTGATAGCGATGACTATAAGGGTCAAACTATGAATCACAGTGATCGTAAGAGAGTTAGAGCTGGTAGACCTAGTGCTGATTATATTAGAAAGTCATTGATTGGTTTGAATAAACACAAACAGATTAGTGACCCAGACTATTTCTTGAAGCGGTTGTTTCCAGAAAAGTATCAGATGTTGTTGGATAAACAAAAAGAGATTGAATCATTTACCCCAGTTAAATCCAAATATGGTGGTGAGTGGTTGATGGCTAATTTTCCACAATTAAAGCCAGGACCAATGTTGGGTAAGATCAAACAATATTGGACACAGAAGTATGGTGATAACTTGGATAATGTGCCAGAGGATGAATTGAAGAGAGACACTGATATTTATATCAAATCATTATGAATTTACTTGAACTACTAAAAAAGCATAGATTGACCGAGGGTGTCGATGATCCATCAACTCTCAAGTGTATATTTATGGCTGGTGGGCCTGGTAGTGGAAAAAGCACTGTAGCTACTGAGTTATTTGATTTACCTTCCAATTCATCTGTAAATCGATATGGTTTGAAGGTAATCAATAGTGATAACGAGTTTGAGAAGATGCTTCATAATATGAACATATCTACAGACTTTAGTAAATTGAGTCCAGAAGAGTTTGAACGATTGACTGTTGGTCCTCAATCTACTAGAGAAAAAGCAAAACGAATCACAAGAAAAAAACTAGACATGTATAGAAAGGCTAAATTAGGACTTATCATAGATGGAACTGGTGATAGTATAGAATCAATACAAATCAAGAAACGTGTTATGGAACAACATGGATATGATTGTTACATGATATTTGTCAACACTAGTTTACAAGTTGCAATGGAACGTAATGCGAAGAGATCTCGTAAGATACCAGAAGATTTGTTATCACAGATGTGGTTTAGCTGTCAAAATAATTTGGGTCATTTTCAAAACATATTTCGTAACAACTTTAGAATAGTTGATCGAACAAAGAACAATGAACCAATTGATAGAGGTGTTTTGAGAAGTGTGATTGACTTTTTGAAGAGTCCTATAAAAAATCCAATTGGTAGAAAATGGATTGAAAATTACTATAAAAATGTAAAGAAGGTAGACAGTGTAGAACAATCTGATGACGATGATTCGCATCTGAGGACAATAGAACCAATGCGTCCTAGAAATGTATGATGCCTTATACAGAGACAAGCTTGGGAAACAATCAATATATTCGTGAGTTCGATTCTGGTATAGATAGTCATGAATTAGAGTGGCATTTGGATAAAGAAAACCGTTTGGTTGAGGTTGTGGAGAATAATGGTGGTTGGGAGGTTCAATTGGATAATAATCTTCCGTGTTTGATGGAGGGTTCAATATTTATACCTAAAGAAACGTATCACAGAGTCATAAAAGGCTCTGGAAAACTTGTAGTCAAAATTACAAAAATGTATGAATGAGAAAGTAAAAAACACTCTTCAGAAGGTTCTCAAGGCAAAGAAACTGAAGGAGGATGCTGTTAAAAAGTCACAACCAAAACCATATGTTTCTGACTATAAGTTGATTGCGCAATCATTCCTATGACCAAGAAACTAAGAGTATTTGATTTTGATGACACACTTTTTGAAACTGGTGGTAAAGTAATATTGACCAAATCAGATGGTTCGGTTGTCAAATTAACACCTGCACAATATGCGGTGTATACTCAACAACCCGGTGACAAATTTGATTTTTCAGAGTTTAGCTCGGTTATAGATCCCGTAGTTATTCGTAATGTAGCCAAGAGGTTTTATAAGATAGTCAGTGCGGGGTCAGATGGTCGTCTTGCCGTTGTTTTGACTGCGAGAGGTCCAGAGAGTCAGCCTCACATACAAAACGTTCTCCAGAGGTATTTTAAAGTCAATATACCTATTGTGACCGTTGGAACTAGTGATCCTATGGCTAAGGCTAACTGGATCAAGGATAAAATTGAAAATGAGGGTTACAACGACATATTTTTTATTGACGACAGTCCCAAGAACATAAAGGCTGTTTATGCTACTATAAAAGATATGCCAATTAAGTATAAAATTGTGGATTTGAGTGGTCCACGAAAGTTTGAAGGTAATAATTTGGTATAGAGTAGATTTTAGCACTAATATCGAAGATTCCGATATTTATATTTAATGAGTGCTAATTTAGACCAAGATAGAGTAAGGTGGCCAGGATCAGGTAGTGCGGTTACTACTGCGAGTGTTCCCTTTGGTTATTATCTTGATGAAACCAACTGTTCTGTCACAGAAACAACGTTTGAGAACGATTGTAGTGGTAGTGCGATGTGGGCAGCAAAACGTTTAGGTTATCCAATCGTTGACATTGAAATGATCGATGTCAACTTTTATGCATGTTTTGAAGAAGCTGTGTTGGAGTATAACCGTGTAATCAACGAATTCAACATCGTCAACAATTTGGTTAACGTTCAAGGTTTACCACAAGACCAGTATCAAAACTTAACTGGTCTCAGTGTCAAAGGTAGCGGTATACCATTTATCGTCCAACTAAGCAAACAATATGGTAGTGAAGCGTTGGTTGGTGGTGAAGTAGAGTTAAAGAGAGCATCATTCTTGGCAACTGGATCTGCAAGTTTTGGTGGTCCCCAAGATAGTCATCAAGTGTTTGACTTGAATCAAATTATTGGTAACCAAATTGAACATCTTACTGGATCACGTATTGAAGTTCGTAGAGTGTTCCATTTTAGACCACCAGCAATCGCACGTATTTATGACCCATTCAGTATGACTGGTATGAGTTATAGTAACGTTTTAAGCGAAATGGGATTCAGTGCTTACAGTCCAGCAACACAATTCTTGATGACTCCTATCTTCGAAGATTTGGAACGTGTTCAAGCAATTGAATTCAACGACATGGTTCGTAAGAGTCACTACGGTTTCC